AATACGCCCTCAAGTGGAGCGTTTGGAAGCTGAACTACGGACCGAGCGTGCTAATCGCATACGTGCTGAAGTGGCTTCAAATGCGTACGCATCCGAACTGGCTGCTCTTGCTCGCCGTCCTGTTCGCTCTACTCCTGTCCGGTTGTGCCGCGAGCCCGCCGCAGTGCCAGCCAACAACTCCGCCCAAGGAACTGCTGGAGCCGCCCCCGCCGCCGGGAGCGATGCAGGATCGGCTGGAGCAAATTTTGAACAAGGGCCAGACATCGGCCCCGAACTCCGCGAGTTAGCCGCGCAATGCGACGCGCAAAACGCCAAGCTGCGAGCGTTGCAACGGTGGGCGACACCCAATCCGTAGCACGCGCTGACGGTATCCCGGCACACTTTCAACTCGCCGGTCACACAATCAAAGTAAAAATCATTTCGCCATCAAAGTGGCGTCATGGCAAAAATTGTGTTGGAATGTTTCTTCCAGACAAGTATGAGATTCACATCATAAGCACTTGTAAAGGAACAAATAGGCAACAGGTGTGGGCTCACGAAGCTGTCCATGCGTTGCTCTCGGTGGCGGGTCACGACGACCTATCCAGCGATGAAGCACTAGTAGACCGCCTCGGGCACTTGCTGCAACAGATGCTAACGACAATGGAGTAGGGGTTGTGCCGACAAAAGTAACTGACGATCAAATAATCGCTGCAATTCATAAAGCCAAGGGTGTCCGCGTCAAAGCCGCTAATGAGCTAGGTTTACATGAGCGAAGCCTTTTAGCGCGGCTAAAACGCATCAAATCTAAAGGACATTCCATTCCTGAATCGACGTATCAGCCCGGCCATGAAGTCGTAAACAAAGGTGATTACGAGTTCACGCCGCTACCCGACGATGACGTTCCCATCGAGGAGCTCATCGAACAGCGCAAGCGCAAGTTCGCCCACAAGCGCGAGCATGAGGAGGCGAGCAAACTTATACCGGTGCGCGTTAAGCTCGACGGCCCTATCGGCATCCTGCACTTCGGCGACCCGCACGTTGACGACGACGGCTGCGACATCGAGGCCATCGAGCGGCACACGGCCCTCGTTAACAAGACCAAAGGCCTGTTCGCGGCCAACGTAGGCGACACGACGAACAACTGGTGTGGCCGCTTGGCCCGCCTCTACGCCGACCAAACGACATCCGCTGCACAAGCCTGGCGCTTGGCCGAGTGGTTCGTCAACCGCTGCAACTGGCTCTACATGATCGGCGGCAACCACGACCTGTGGTCAGGCTCGGGCGATCCGCTTAAGTGGATTGCCAAGCAACAGAACGCGCTTTACAAGGCGAGCGAGGCGCGCATCGCGCTACGCTTCCCGAACGGTGCTGAGGTGCGCGTCAACGCGCGGCATGACCATAGCGGCTCGTCGATCTGGAACCCGGCGCACGGGCCAATGAAGGCGGCGCTAATGGGTACGCGTGATCACTTGTACGTTGCCGGACACAAGCATGAGTCGGCGTACAGCGTGCTTAAAGATGCAATATCTGGCATAACTATGCACGCCTGTAAGGTAGCGTCCTATAAGATTTACGATCGCTACGCTAAGGACCGGGGCTTCAGAGACAACTCCCTATCGCCGTGCGCGTTGACGACGATTAACCCGGCGTTGCCGGAGTCGCACCCAGACTTGATCAAGGTCTGGTGGGAGCCCGAGGAAGGGGCGGACTACTTACGCTACCTGCGCTCGCGGAGCAAGTGAGGCCATAATCTCTGCGCGCTCACGGACGGCACGCAGAGCACAATACCGCTGGTGCAGTCGCTCGACGAAGGTGACGCGCTGGGCGCCGACCAACTCGGCGTCTAACAGCGCCTTGACCTCTGTTTCGTTCATTGCGTTTAGCTTCGCGTTCAGTTCTCGCCAGTTCATTTTAGCTCCCACATTGCTACATCCGACACCGCGCGCTTGTCGCGCAGTGCCGTCCAAATCTTCTCGTCGATCGTCTTGTCCGTCAGCAGCACGTACACCCATACGTCGTGCCGCTGGCCGCTGCGGTGTAATCGACCGATGACTTGCTCGTATTCTTCCAACGACCAAGGCAACGACAGAAACACCATCCGGCACCCGCCGTGCTGCAAGTTCAGCCCATGCCCTGCGGACTTGGGGTGAATCAACAGCAACTCGATCTCGCCTCGATTCCACGCGTCGATCACACCCGGCTGGTCGATCGTCGCCGCCTTGGGGTATCGCCGCTGCAACTCAGCGAGCTCGGCCTGATAATTGTAAACGATTATCGTATTGGCCCGTTGGTTTTCTTCCAACAGTTCATCTAGCAGTTCTAACTTGTGGTCAGAAAACCACACCGTCTTCTGCGACACGTCGAACTTGCCCGGCCGATCCGAGGCCGTGCGGGTCGTCTCGTAGACGAACCCCGAGGCCATCTGCTGTAGCTTGGACGTGACGGCCGCAGCGTTGGCGGCGATGGCCTTGGCGTCAGGGAACTCCACCATGAAGTCCTTGCGCATCTTCTCGTAAGGCTCGCGGTCAATCAGGTCGCAGCGCATCTGCACCGTATGCAAGGGCGGCAACTTGTCGCTGTATTCGCCAGGCTCTAACACAAACGTCGCCGGCTTGATCCGCGCCATCACCTGTGCTAACGCGCCGGTAGCGGGTATCCACTCGCCATACTCCCGGTTGAGGCAGATAAAATACTGCTGCAAAAAGGCGCCCTTGCTGCGGCCGAGTAGGCTTTGGTCGATGATCTTGCATTGCCCAAACACGTCCTCTAGGCCGTTTGAGGTAAAGCTGCCCGTCAGCCCCCACCGAATCTTGACCGGCTCCAGCGCCTTCAAAATCGCTTTAAACCGCACGCCCGAGGGGTTCTTGAGGCGCGTGAGCTCGTCGAACACCACGCCGTCAAAGTCGAGCTTCTGCTTGGCGAGCCACTGCAAGTTATCGTAGTTCGTGACCACCACGCGGGCATCGGACTCAAGCGCCTTAGTCCGCCAAGTGGCTGCACCGATCGCTACCGCGAGCTTGAGGCCGGGTGCCCACTTGGTCGCCTCGACCGGCCAAACGTGCTGGGCTACCCGTAACGGCGCCACGACCAGCCAGCGTGACACCACACCGTCTTGCAAGGCGTCCTGCATGGCCGTGAGGGTGAGCGCCGTCTTGCCAGCGCCTACGGGCGCCAGCACCATTGCGCGGTCGTGCTCGTACAGGAAGTCAGCCGCGCTCTCTTGATACGGACGCAACGAAAGCATCGACTTCCTCTATGCGATACAGCACTTTGTACTTCTGATTCGTCTGCGCCATCACGGACGCAAACACCTTTTGCAAGGGCGACAGCCGCCCGCGCTCGGCTTTCAGTTCCACGAACCACGTCTCGCCGTTCGGCAAGCACACGATCCGATCAGCAACGCCGCGCTGCGAGGGCGAGCGGAACTTAAACGTCACGCCACCGGCGCGCTCGACCGCCCAGGTCAAATACTCCTCGATCGTCTTCTCTCTCATGTTGAGAATCCTATGCGATAAAACAATGCTTGACAAGTAAATCAGCCGGCTCTAGGCTAGCGCAAACACAGTAAAGGAGAGTCCTCGATGAGTCATAGCAATATCGTTGGCGGGTCCACCGCCAAACGCGTGATCAACTGCCCCGGCAGTGTCGCGCTCTGCCAAAAAGTCCCGCCTAAGCCAAGCAGCAAGTACGCCGACGAAGGCACGCTGCTGCATAACGTCATGGCCGAGATGCTTGGCAGCGACAAGGAACTCCGCCATGTGCTCGACATGGAGTACAACGGCATCAAACTCACCGGCGAGCTGATCGACGAGAAGGTTCGCCCTGCACTGGACGCCATCAATGAAATCGACCCAGACGCACAGCTTGAATTCGCAGTCGAACAAACCGTCAGTTTCGGTGATCTTATTCCGGGTGTTTTTGGTTCTTGTGATCTTATCGGTCGCATTGGCGATCGCGCTATCATACTTGATTGGAAATTTGGTGACGGCGTGGCCGTCGAAGCTGAAGAAAACTCTCAGTTACTATTCTATACGGCTGCGGCGATCCGCACGCCGGCGCTGGAATGGGTCTTCAAGGACGCCAAAGAAATCGAGTGCATCATCGTCCAGCCGCCGAAGATCAAGCGTTGGGTGACATCGTTTGATCGCGTGCGACAGTTTGAGCGCGAGTTAACGTATGCCGTTAAACAGTCGGCCAAGCCCGACGCGCCGCTCAAGATCGGCGATCACTGCCGCTGGTGTGCAGCCAAGCCTATTTGCCCGCTGATGACGGGTGCGGTCGATCGCGCGACGCAGACGCAGATTAAGGAGCTAGATGTCACGCAACTTGGTGACATGCTCCAGCGTGCGGACGTGCTTGAAGATTGGATCAGCGACTTGCGTGCGCTTGCGCTGCAAGTGTTAGAGTCGGGCAATCCTGTACCGGGCTATAAGCTCGTCCAGAAACGCGCGACGCGTCAATGGAAGGACGAAGAATCAGCGAAACAGGCGCTCTTGCAGCACCTGTCAATGACTGACGTGATGGAGACGTATTTGATCTCGCCAGCACAGGCGGAGAAGAAGCTGAAGAAGCTGAAGCTCCCCATGCCGGACGATCAGATTATCTCCGTCTCATCGGGCACCACGTTGGCGCCGGAGAGCGATCCCCGGCCCGCCGTGTTGCAAATCGGGCAGCAGTTAACTGCGGCCCTTTCTAAACTAGTGTAAGGAGTAGAGTAATGTCCAATATCACTGCGTTCAGTAAGGCGGGTCTTCCCGCTGTGTCTTCCCTGTCCACCGCCCTGCGTAACATCGAAGTGGAGGTCGGCCCGGTCGGGTCGGCGATCCTCAAGATGGATAAGACGGGTCACTGGGTCTTTGGCGCGGATCAAACCGAGGCTGAGGAAAACAGCAAGTGGGCAGTTAATCCTTTCTCGTTCGTTCACGGCTTCATTGCTTGGGGCGACGGCGAGGTGCTTGGCGAGAAGATGGTGTCGGTGTCACAGCCGTTGCCGGAACTTGAACCGGCTCCCCCGCAGAGCAAGAAGGGTTGGGAAACGCAAGTCGGCATGAGCTTGAAGTGCATCACGGGTGAGGACGCGGGCCTTGAGGCTCGTTACAGCACCACGTCGGTGGGCGGCAAGCGTGCCGTGCAGGCCTTGGCGGCGGCCATCGCAGCCCAGGTCGAGCGTGACCAGAGCAAGCCGGTGCCGGTCGTGGTTCTGAAGAAGGAGCACTACCAGCACAAGTCCTATGGCCGCATCTACACGCCGGTCTTTGAGATCGTCGATTGGGTGTCCATGGATGGCGAGGGTCCGTCAGCACCGGAGGGCGATGAGCCCCCACCGGCCGCTTCGGCTCGTCGGCGACGCGCTGCGTAAGGGAGCGGGGGTCGGCAACGGCCCCCGATTCTTCAATGCGTGTATTAGTAGCCTGCGAATTTTCTGGTGTGGTACGCGATGCTTTTCGCAAGCGCGGGCATGACGCGTGGTCATGCGACTTGTTGCCCGCTGATGACGGTAGCGAGTACCACTATCAAGACGACGTGCGAAATGTCTTAGGCAGAGGCAAGCCATGGGCAATCTTGCCGTGGGACTTAATGATTGCACATCCACCGTGCACTCACCTTGCCGTAAGCGGAGCTCGATGGTTTAAAAACAAGCAAGCCGAGCAAGCGGAAGCCTTAGAGTTTGTACGTTTTCTTTTGGATGCACCTATCCCGCGTATTGCGTTGGAAAATCCGGTTAGCATTATTTCTTCGCGCATCCGAAAGCCGGATCAGGTCATTCAGCCTTGGCAGTTTGGACACGGAGAAACAAAGGCAACGTGTCTCTGGCTAAAGAATCTACCGAAATTAAAGCCGACAAACATTGTAGAGGGTCGAGAAGCGCGGGTTCACAAACTGCCGCCGTCTCCTGATAGATGGAAACTGCGCAGCGTTACGTACACTGGAATAGCGGAAGCGATGGCAGAGCAATGGCAATACTTTGGATAGACTTTGAAACCCGTAGCCGGTGCGACCTGCCGTCAGCCGGTGCGTACAACTACGCGCAAGACTTGAGCACCGAGGTGCTTTGCATGTCCTACGCGTTCGATGACGGCGAGGTGGCAACGTGGTTGCCCAAGTATCCGTTCCCCGAGCGCGTGGCCAACTTCAAGGGTCAGATACGCGCACACAACGCTGCGTTTGAGCGGCTCATCTTTTGGTACGTGTGTCAGATCAACTTCGACTTGACACAGTTTTACTGCACGGCCGCACAGGCACGGGCCAACTGTCTACCCGGTAGCCTTGAGGATATTGGCCGTGCGCTCTCGTCTAAGATGAAGAAGGACCATCGCGGCTCGCAGTTGATCCGTCAACTCTCCATCCCTCGCGCGGATGGGACGTTCAACAACGACCCTGCGCTGATGGCCGAGATGATTGCCTACTGCGAGCAGGACGTGCGCGCCATGCGCGAGATCAGCAAGGCGATGCGCGACCTGTCAGACACCGAGCTTGCCGATTACCACGTCAACGAGCGGATCAACGACGCGGGTGTCAGGGTAGACGTGCCGCTTTGCGAGGCCGCCGTGCGCTACGCCGAGGACGAACTGCAAGAGATTGAGAAGATCGTCTCAGAGGTCACACTAGGTGTGATACAGACCGTTCGCTCGCCCAAAATGCGCGAGTGGGTGCTGGAGCGCGTCGGCCCCGAGGCTAAGAAGCTGATGACCGTCTACAAGGACGGTGAGAAGAAGTACAGCATTGACAAGACCGTGCGGGCCAACCTGCTCGCTATGGACAACGCCGACGAAGTGCCGCCCGACGTGGCCGATGTCGTGCAGTGTGCGGATGACCTGTGGGCCTCGTCCGTCGCTAAGTTCAACCGCTTGAAGCAACTCGCCGATGTCGAGGACGCCCGCGTGCGCGGTGCGTTTATCTTTGCAGGCGGCAGCGCCACAGGCCGCGCGTCGAGCTACGGCGCGCAGGTCCACAACTTCACCCGCAAGTGCCACAAGGAGCCCGAGGCCGTACGCCAGGCGCTTGTGCGCGGGCATGCGATCGTTCCGCGATACGGAATCCGCGTCACGGACGTGCTCAAGTCCATGCTACGCCCGGCGCTGATCCCGGCTAAAGGCAACGCGTTCGTCGTGGCCGATTGGGCGGCGATCGAAGCCCGCGCGACCGCGTGGCTCTCAGCCGACCCGCTCGCCGAGCCTGTCCTTGAAATCTTCCGCACCGGCGGTGACATCTACAAGCGTGAGGCCGCTGGCATCTACGGCGTCGGGCCTACCGAGGTCAACGACGAGCAGCGCCAGATCGGCAAGGTCGCTATCCTTTCACTAGGCTTTGCCGGCGGCGTCGGTGCGTTCAGCGCGATGGGCCGCGCGTATGGCGTCAACATGAGCGAGGCCGAGGCGCAGCGTATTGTTGACCGCTGGCGTCGTGCGAACCCGTGGGCGGTGCGCTACTGGCAAAGATTAGAAGACGCCTACACCCGCGCCATGCGAAATGTCAACACTGAGTTCAAAGCTGGCCGCGTGGCGTACATGTACGACGGTCAGCATTTATGGTACGCCCTGCCCTCGGGCCGCGTGCTATGTTATCCGTTCGCCCGTCTGGAGTCGGACGGTGTGAGTTATCTCAAAGCTGCTTGGAAGCCCGCGCAAGATGCGACTGAATGGCCGCGTGCGCGACTGTGGAAAGGCTTGGCTTGCGAGAACATCACACAGGCCACCGCCAATGATTTGCTGCGGCACAGTCTGCGTGAGTTAGACGCTGAAGGGCATGTTATTATCCTTACAGTACATGACGAGATAGTGATAGAATGTTCCATAAGTGAAGCGGAACGTACAAAAGAGCGTTTAATGGCGATTATGCAAACTTCGCCGGATTGGGCGCAGGGGTTTCCGCTTCGAGCTGAATGTAAAATTATGGAGCGTTACGGAAAATGAAATGGGTCGATATACCTGGTTGGGAAACGCGATACAAAATCAGCGAATTTGGTGATATTCGGTCTAAAGATATGACTGTTGGCGCCAAAAGCGGAAAAACCGCTGTCCGTAAAGGTCGCGCATTAGCCCCGGTCAGAAAAAATAACGGATATTTTTGTGTAACTTTGACGGATGGCGTTAACCGGCCGCAAATTGCTGTACACCGTTTAGTCGCGCGGGCATTTATTGGTGAGTGCCCTATAGGCTTACACGTTTTACATAGCGATGGCGACAAAGCAAACAATCATTATAGCAATTTGCGTTACGGAACTCCTGCCGACAATGTGGCAGATACTAAACGTCATGGTCGGCAACGGTTTGGTGCTAGTCATCCGCGCGCTAAATTGGATGAAGACGCGGTGGCGCATATTCGATCAAGCAACCGCACTAGTACGGAGCTTGCAAAAATGTACCAAGTTTCAAAGGATCATGTAGCTGCAATTCGTAAACGAATGTGCTGGCGGCATGTTTGATAGGGCTAAAAAAAAGCCCGGCGGGTTAGGCCGGGCTAATAGGGGACTGGAGAAGTCACATGATGAGATTCGCCGATTATCTTAACAGCATCGCCCCAGAAGGGGAAGTTATCCTGTTCGTCCGTCAGAAGCCGCTCATGCGTAACGGCGAGCAGCTTGCACACAACGACGGCACGCTGAAGTACACCTGGCCGCCGGCCTTGTTTGACCGTTACCAGCGCCGCCCGCAAGGGGCGTGGTACGCCAACACCGGTTGCTTCATCGTCGATCGCATGGCCGATGGCCTCTCGGCCTCTGCGGCCAACTGCGAGCGCGTTGCGTTCATGGTGCTCGATGATGTCGGCACCAAGTCCAAGGTGCCGCCGTTGGAGCCGACGTGGAAGATGGAGACGAGCCCCGGCAACTATCAGTGGGGCTACACGTTCGGCCTCGATGACCAGCCGACCAAGGGCGAGTTCAGCGCGGCGATCAAAGCGATCGCTGAAGCCGGTTACACCGACCCCGGCGCGATCAACCCGGTGCGCAACTTCCGCATCGAGGGCAGCATCAACCTAAAGGAAGGGCGCCACAACTTCGCCTCCATCCTGACCGAGTTCCACCCCGAGCGCGAGTACACACTGGCCCATATTTGTCAAGCATTGGGCGTCACGCCCGGTCCTGTTGATACGGCGTATATACGCGGCGTATACCTTGAGGACGATGGCCTTGACACGGTGCTAGAGTGGGTCCGCGAGCGCGGGCTGCTGCTCGATAAGGCCAACGGCGAGGGCTGGTACGGCGTAGTGTGTCCTAACCATGCGGCGCACACGACGGGCGACCCCGGCGGGCGTTACAATCCCGTATCCCGTAGCTACACCTGCTTCCACGGTCACTGTGGTGACTGGAATAGCGAGAAATTTTTGCGATGGGTCGAGGCCGAGGGCGGCCCCAAGACGGGCTATGGTCTGCGCGATGACCTGCTCGCAAAAAAGATGGAGGCCGCGTTGAGTAAAATTACGCCCACAACTGAGTTCCCAGACGAAGCCGCCAAGGTGATCGAGGAGGTCGAGCGCCGCGAGCTCGGGCGCGTCGAGCGATCGCAATGGTACGAACGCTTTGCTTACATCCAAGACGATGACAGTTACTTCGACATGATTGATCGGCGCGAGATCAGCCGGCAGACGTTTAACGCGTTGTTCCGTCACATCCCATGCCGCAGCATCCGCTCAAACCGCAACATTGAAGCCTCCATCTGCTTTGACGAGAACCGTCAGGCGATGGGCGCTCACTCGTTGGTCGGCGTCACGTTCGCCGCCGGCGAGTCGATCCTTGTCTCACGCAACGGCCTTGTCTACGGCAACCGCTGGCGCGACGCGCGCCCGACCGCCGCCGAGGGCGACGTATCCATCTGGCTACAGCACGCCGAGCGCATGATCCCAGACCCTATCGAGCGCGAGCATGTGCTTAACGTGATGGCCTACAAGCGCCAGCACCCCGAGAAGAAGATCAACCACGCCGTCCTGCACGCCGGTCGTCCTGGTAGCGGCAAGGACACGCTTTGGGCGCCGTTCCTGTGGTCGATCGGTGGCAATACGCACGTTAACGTGGCGATCGTCAAGAACGAGGAACTCAATTCGCAGTGGGGCTACGCGCTGGAGTCTGAAGTGATCGTGATCAACGAGCTCAGACAGGCCGAGGCCAAAGACCGTCGCGCGCTTGAGAATAGTTTGAAGCCCGTGATCGCCGCGCCGCCTGAACTACTGTCGGTCAACCGTAAGGGCATGCACCCGTACGACGCGCTTAATCGTGTGTTCGTACTGTCGTTCTCAAACGAGCGCGCGGCCATCAGCCTACCGCGAGACGATCGCCGCTGGTTCGTCGTGTGGTCTGAGGCCGAGCGCATGCGCCCCGAGGACGCCGAGCACATCTGGGCGTGGTACAAGTCCGGCGGGTTTGAGTCGGTCGCCGCGTGGCTTGATGCCCGTGACGTGTCGGCGTTCAACCCCGGCGCTGCGCCGCCGATGACTGAGGCTAAAATGATTATGATCGAGTCGGCCATGAGTACGGCCGAGTCGTTCCTAGTCGAAATGATCCGCACGCGGCAGGGTGACTTTGCCAAGGGCGTGATCGCCTCACCGTTCTATGCCATCTGCGATCGGCTGCAAGGCCTTGCGCCCACGGGCGTTAAGGTCGTACCGCCGGCGCTCATGCACGCGATACGCGAGGCTGAGTGGGTCGATTGTGGACGCTTGCACTCACGCGAGTGGCCGACACGTAAGCATGTGTTCTGCCATCCGCAGTTTGCGAGCCTCACGAAGTCGGAGCTCCGGCACATGGCCGAGGACAAGGCGCCTGCATTGTCAGTCGTCAAGTAGCCAGTCAACGAGGATGGCGGCGCCGATAGTCAAGAGTAAGTACGTCACGCTTATTGGCCTTTAGTTGATTGTATCGAGCGGTCACATGCTGCAAGGCGGTCGGCGCCTTGTAGCGCCGCCCCTTGCCTTGGCGCACGTCCTTGCGCGCCACGTCGATCCAGCGCCACATGCGCCGGACCCACCAGTCAGTGAGTGTTGTCCGCGCCACGGTCTACCCGTTGCAGCGCGCGCCTGGCGATCGCGTGCGCGTCCTCGCACTGATCGCGGCTCATGTTAGCAATGGTGTGTAGCGCCGCCTCGTAATGCAGCAGCTTGTATACTGCTTCCGTGTAAAGCTTCACCACGCGGCCGTAGTCATCGCGCGTTAGGTTGTCGCTCATCGCTCCACCTCTCGCACTAGGCGATCAATGAACCACAGAGCTTTTCTATACTCCTCAGCGCGTGCGGCGTCGTGGTCGCCGTGCTTATGGCCGACGCGTGAAAGGTACTTGAGCGCCGATAGGCGCAAGTAGCCCTCGAACTCCTCGGGCGTACTCTTAGCCCTCATGTAGTCAATCGTTTCAATACCGCCGACTTTGTAATGGTCGGGGTTGATCGCGTCGGGCGTACTGTCAGCCTCGGCGTGCGTACTGTCGCTCCCATAGGGCCACGCGTTGTACTCAGCCATCACGGCGTCGATCTCCTCTTTGGTCAGCCTACAGGTGCGCTCCAAGCGGCTCTCGGGCGCTCGGTACATAGTCTCGGGGTCTATAGGCGGCTTACTCTCAAATGGATCAGCCGGCCGGCCCATGTCACGTTGGAACGCGTCCCACTCATCGAACGTCATGCGTATGTCCATAGTTATGGTCCTCACCAGTAGTCACCACCCCAACGCCGCCGACTGCACGCCCAGTTTGGAGGCGGCACGCGGCGCCACTCGTCACGCCGTGCGGCGTCCATGCGACGCAACACGGTGCGCAGCCACGCGAACCAACGGCTCACGCTACGCCCTCGGGTAGCTCGATCGCCTTGCAGCCCAAGGCCAGCGCTACGATCGCGTCAGCTTGACTCTGCGTCATGCGTAGCGCGTCCTCAACACGCTCAACCGGCCGTGACGTGCCGGTATAGGCGCCCTCAGCGTCACGGTCGAGTGTTAGGTAGCGGCCCTCGTACTCAGGGCCGCCGATGGTATATTGAATGACCCAACGCTTGCCGCTCATCGCAGCACCTCCCACGCGTTGTCCTTGCGCTCAGCGAGCTTGAAGTTAGCGATGGGCCAACGGCGCAGCAGCTTAGACGCTGGCCACGCTAGCAGTACCGTGCCCGCGTCGTGCCTCCAGCAGCCCTCCTCCGTCGCGCCGGCGTCTGTGTAGTAGAACGCGCGGCGCATGCCGGTAAGGTTGCCGGCTGTGGTGCCTAGCACCACAGGGTCGAGCGCGAGCGTGCACGCGTCGGTCGTGAGGATCGTCTTGCCTTTGGGCTCACCTTTAACGGCCGCCGTGGCGAACGTGTCCGCATGTGCGGCCGTGGTGAGTGTAGCGGCCAGCACGGCCGTGATGATTGCAGTTTTCATAGTCTATTGTCTCCAGTTGGTTGGTTAGTTGTCGTGTCGTCATCGTCAAAAGGGTAGGCGGGGTCGCGGGGGTCTATCCACCCCCGCCGGCGCTTTGGTTGTTGGCCGATGTCATCCAACGCCGCTTCAATTTCAGCGGCGTGGCGGCGTAGACCTTCATCCATGTAACGCTCGATAGCGTCGCGGTAGCTACTCATGCGGCCACCTCGCCCACGTACGGCGCGACGTGGAACTGATCGCGCGTTGGCATGGTGTCAAGGTGCCCGGCGTCTACGGCCCACTGGCACTCGCGCAAGTGTTCGGCCAATGCGGCCTCAGCCTCGCCGGCGCTTTCGAAAACTTCCGGCTCGCCGTCGAGCTCCCATACGTTTTCGTAATGGTGGCCGCACAGGGTTAGGACTACGTATCGTTGGCTGTCCATGTTAGCGGTACCAGTACGTGCGGCCGTCGATTTCAACGGATGAATAATCCGTCTGGACGTTGCGCGCCGTGGCGCGCCAGTCTATTTCGATATAGTGCGGTAGGTCGCGCGGCACCACGCCGCAATCGGCAAGCATATCTTGCACGTAGTCCACGAAATAAGCGTCGTCGATCAACGTCACGGGGTACCAATCGCCGCGCCATTGTTCATCGCCACCATAGCCCTTGAGTTCGTCGAGGATGGCCTCTAGCGCGATCCGTTCGCGGTTGGCTTCAGCTTGCTCCTCCAGCGTCCATATGTTGTCTTCGGGTGCGGTGTCGATCACGCTTTCCAAGTCTTCAACGCGAGCGATGATGTCGCGGACGTCGATGATGTCGGCGGCAAGGTCAAGTGTGGTTGCAGTTGTCATGGTTGTGGACTCCAGTTTAGTTGATTGTACGATTTTAGTTTACGGTAGACAGTCAATCGTTTGCAAGGCGAAAGATGACAGCGCAGAGCGCCGCACTTGCGCCGACGGCCCACACTTGCATGTGGAGCTCGACGGCAACGAACGGCACGGCGAGTAGGCAGGGGAGAGCGATAGCGGCGAGGGCATGGGAGTAGCGAGTCATAGTGAGTGCTCCAGGTACGTTGTCGATGGAGCAATTAAAACAGCTTCGCGCCACGTTGTCAAACAATTTCTTACAAATAGTAAAATGCGGCCACTGTGCGGACAGCGGCAAGGTGTGGGCAATGTGGGTAATGGTGTGGGTAATGAAACGCGGACAAATTGCCCACGCGCAAGTGACTAGAAAAATAGGCGTAAACATGCGTTGTGGGTAATGTGGGTAATGCTTTTTATTTAACAGTATAAAAATTATATGTACTGTATAGGCGTACAGTATGTGAATATGTGACGCGCATTTGTAGACGCTGGATCAATTTTTTTTCCATGACCACATTGCCCACATTGCCCACAAATGCCCACGCCCGCATGCCTGTGGGCAATGTGGGCAATTTGTTTTCGATTGCCCACATTGCCCACAGAACCACGCGGCGCGCATGCGTCCTGGCCGACAGCTTGCGGGCATCGTGGGGCATGGCCGATTGCCCACCACGCCGCGACTGGATGCAAACGGGAATCATTTGCAACTGAGGGGGTGGGCCGACCCGCGCGATGGCCTGTACCTGTATCGGAGGCCTTACAAAAATTTTTTGTAATTTTTTAAAAAAAGTCTGCAAGCCCTTACCTTACAGCCCGCATCCTTTACTAACGCCTCTTGC